GGTCCGCCTTGGCCGACCAGCAGAAGCCTGCGCCGCAACCGCGCCGGAAGGCCTCACTAGAAGAGACCCGCCAATGGTGGATCGATCGGGTCCAATCCATGATCGAGGAGCAGCGGGCCGACCGCGACATCCACGCCGCGCGCCTCAAAGTGGACGAGTACACGGATCGCCTGTACGACTTGGAGTGCGCGAACTACCTGAGATCGATCGGATCGCCCGAGCACCGCGCCGCCGTGCTCATGGGCATCGCCCTGGCCGACGGCTCGCACACGGCCGCCGCTTCGCACGAGCGCGCCCTCCAGACCCTGCGAGCCGCTCGGCTCGAAGCGGAGGCCGCAGCCGCCGAGCGCGAGGCAGGCCGGGCCGACCCCGAGGAAGCCTTCGAGGCCCTGCTCGATGACCTGGCCGCGCTGCCCGACGGCCGCCGCCGCCGCGCCGTCGATCGGCTCGCGGCATCGGTACACGTCGCGCCCCCGGACCTGCCCCCCGCAGCAGACCCCGTCCTGGCCGCGAGCTCGACGCCCCCAGCCCCCCGCGGCCGCGTGCTGAGGCCGACGTGACCGCCGAGCGCCGCGCCGCCGAGCGGCTGGCCCAATACCGCGCGCTGGCCCAGAAGGACCCGCTCTCCGGCTTCCAGGGCACCCCGCCCCAGCTTGCCCTGTGGCGCTGTCAGGGGCGCCGGATCCTGCTCAGGACCGGAAACCAGATCGGGGGCAAAACGACGGCTGCGTGCGTGCTCGCGCTATGGTACGCGACGCACCGCCACCCCTACCGGCGCACCCCGCCTGGCGCCGTTCAGGTCCTTTTTGTGTGCGTGACGTGGACGCAGTCGCTCGCGATTCAAGCGAAACTCTGGGCTCTTTGCCCCAAGGACGCGCTCAAGCCCGGCCAGGAGTACGACCCCGCGACCGGCTTCGGGACCAAGGCGCCGCTCCTCGAGTTTCTCGACGGGTCCGTGATTCACATCAGGACCGAGAACCAAGGGGCCAAGAACCTCGCCGGCTCGACGCTCCACCTTGTCATCTACGACGAGCCGCCCAAAAACCAGCGGCTCTACAGCGAGTTGGAGCGCCGTCTGACCCGGACCGGCGGGACCTTCGTCCTGACGATGACGCCTGTCAACGCCCGGATCGATTGGCTTCGCGAAGCCGCTGAGGCGGGGCAGATCGTGGACCTGCACTTCCGCGCGGCCCCGGAGAATTGCCGGCTCGCGGACGGCACGATCCTCACCGTCCCCGACCCCGAGAGCGGCGAAGTCGTCGCGATGGACGCCGCGTGGATCGCCGCTCAGCGCGCGTCGGTGTCGCCGCATGAGGAGCCCGTCGTCATTGACGGCGAGTGGGAGATGCGCGCGACCGGCCGCATCTTCGAGGCCTGGGACGCGAGCCGCATGGTGGCCCCGCACCTCGACGGCGCCGAGGCGGGCCCAGGGCAGCGCCCGGTGGAGCTCCATCTTGGGATCGACTATGGCGACGATCGCCTGCGGACGGCCGCGGTCTTGTGCGCGGTCTACACCGACCCGGCCGGCGACGAGCGCGAGACCCGAATCTGGGTGCTCGGCGAGTACGTCCCGGACAAGCCCACCACGTCCGAGCAGGACGCCGAGGGCATCCTCGCGATGCTGTCCGCCCTTGACCTGCGGTGGGCCGACCTGTCCTCGGCGCACGGCGACAAGAAGCTCACGGACGCGAGCGGCCGCGAGACGAAAAAGTCAAACGGCCTCCTGGCCCGAGACCTTGCCCGCGCGCTCGGCCACACGACCGGCATGATCAGCCCCCCGCTCCAAGGCGCCAAGCGCGTTCCCGGCGTCGGCAGGCTTGGCAAAGACGGGTCGCTGTGGCCGTCGATCCGGTGGCTTCACAGCGTGATGATGCGGTCGCAGTTCATGGTGGATGCCGCGTGCCCGCGGCTGATCACGGCCTTCGAGACCTGGGACGGCACCAGCCGCCATCCGGCGAAGGACGTCCTCGACGGCCTGCGCTACGCTCTGGTCCTGCACTGGGCGGCCGCCCGCCGCCGCGGTGTCGCGCCGGGCGTGAAGGCGTGGTAAGCTGCAACGCCCGGAGGCACCCTTGAGCCGCTACCTCTCGCCGATTCCGCCCTCTGGCAGCCCCTACGCTCAGCCGCCGGGTGACGTTCAGCACGTTCAGCTCCGGCGCCGCATCCTCGACGGCCACGCCCAGGAGGACCTCGGGGTCTACATCGAGCGGCGCATCGGCCCGATTCGCGCCCGCGCCTGGGGCCAGCCGAGTAGGACCTCGAACCCGCTTCGAGATCTCAGCGCCGCCGTGGCCGTGCTGTACGACCTGCCCCCGGTCCTCGCCCACGCCCAGGCCTCCGTCGAACAGGTCGCCGAGGTCACGGACCGCCTGAGCCTCTCCGGCCTGTGGCAGGTCGCGGCGGAGGCGCAGCACCTGACCGAGGCGCTCAACGAGGCCGCGATCCGCTGCGACGTGGAGGACGGCCTCATCTTCTGGCGCGTCGTCACCCCCGATTTGCTGGAGGGGCAGCCCCTGCCTGGCCGACCTGGCGAGCCCGGCGTGCTGCGCGAGTGGCGGGTGCGAATGGTCGGCGGCGACCCCTACTGGATGGCCGATGAGTTCAGCGTCCTCGACCGGGACCGCCCGCACTACCGGATCATCGACGCCGACGGCATCGACCGCACCAAGGAGGTCCTTGGCGACATCTTCGACGGCGAGGCCTACCCCTACCGCTACGAGACCGGGCGCCCCTTCATCCCGCTCAGCCTGCGCCACGCGAGCAGGGCGCCGATGCGACTGTTCAGCCCGTGGGCGCGCGTCGAGACCGTGGACGGCACACTGGAGGCCGGACTCGACGCGTCGATGATGGGCCATGTCAAGACGCAGGCGAGCTTTCCCACCACCGTCATCTTCGGGGCGAACCCCCGCGCCACCGTGCAAAAGTACGACGCCAAGGGCCAGCCCATCGCCCAAGAGGTCATCCTCGACCCGAGCGCCTGGCAGTTCATGGAGGCGACCGATCCGACGCAGCAGCCGAGCGCCACCGTGCTGCGGAATGAGACCGACGTCCTGGCGCTGCAAGAGCTCGCCGAGCGGCAGGCCGCTGGCCTCTCGACCATGTGGGGTCTCGGCCCGAGCGACATTCAGCGCACCGCCGCCGACGCCCGCAGCGGCATCGCTCTCCAGGTCTCCGAGACCGGCCGCCGCCGGATGCAAGCCGCGCGCGCCCCGGTCTACCAGCGCGCCGACGAGGTCCTCATCGGCCGCGCCTGCGCGATGCTCAACCGGGCCGCAGTCGGCGGCATCACCGACCGCCCCGAGTCGGGGTGGACGGTCCGCTACACGCTGAGCCCGCTGTCCCCCCAGGAGCGCAGCCAGCGGCAGAGCGAGGCCGAGGCCATGCTCGACCGCCGCCTGATCACCCCAGCCGAGGCCCGAGCCATGATCACCGGCGAGGACCTGATCACCGCGAGCCGCACGCTCGCAGCCATCAACGCGACGACCCCCGAGGAGCCGACCCCATGACCGACCCCACCCCCGCGGCAGTCCCCGCCGCTGCCCACGTTGACGAGGCCGAAGTCCAGCGCGCCGCCGGACGCGAGCCCGCGCCCGTCCCCTACAGCCGCTTCCGCGAGGTGCTCGGCGAAAGCAGCGCCGCCAAGGCCGCAGTCAAGGCCGCGGAGGCCGCGGGCGCCGCCGCTGACAAGCGGGCCGCCGCAGCCGAGGCTGCAGCCAAGGCCGCCGAGGCCCGCGTCGCCGAGCTTGAACGCAGCACCGCCCGTCTCGGCGTGCGGGCGGATCTCGGCATCGACGACGATGACGACGCCGACCGCGTGATCGGCGCCTGGGAGAAAGCGCACGCCGAGGTCAGCGACCGCACCAAGCGCCCGAAGCTCAGCGAGTGGGCCAAGTCCGAGGCCGCGGCCGCGGCGCTGCCCAAGAGCCTCCGCGAGGCCTACGGACTTGGCAGGGCCCAAGAGGCCGCCCAAGAGCAGCCCCGCCGCGGTGGAATGCCGCCGGTCAACCGGGCCGCGGGGCAGACCCCCGCGCACAGCCCCGGCGGCGACCCGTTCGCTGGCGCGTCGGCCGAGCAGGTTGCCGCGGCGCTCAAGACCGGCGGCCGTCGGAGCGCCTTCGGCAACAGCTTCCGCGCCCGCATGGGTGGCTGAGCTTGCGCGCGGCGCTCGCGGTCGCTACGATGGCGACGACAGCCGAGGCGCCCTGAGCGCCACGCCCACGGGTCACCTCCGACATCGGGTGTAGGGCGGGAGAGGCAACGAGCTTCACCCCTACATTCTGGAGGCCGCGATGGCCGTTACCTACACGACTCAGGCCGCTACCGACGGCATGCTCTACAGCAACAAGATCGCCACCGCGCTGATCTTGGGCGCGATCGAGGATGGCGTCATCCTCATCGGCCACCCGGCGATCCTGATGGCCGATGACGTCATGGGGCCGAACTGGCATGTCGGCCTGACCCCCGGCGGCACCATCACGTTCCCGATCGACATGGCGGCGCCCGACATGACGTCGAGCGACGAGACCACCGACGTCGTCGCGCCGACCACGATCGACCTGACCAACGTCACGATGAGCACGGGGCTCTACGACATCTCCTACGAGGTGAGCAACGAGCTTCGGCGCCGGGATCCGCACGGCCGCTACCAAGTCGTCCCGATCGCGCAGAGCATCACCCGCTCGGCCGGCTACACCGCGACCAAGCTCGTCGTCGCGCTCGCTCCGTCCGCCACCACCACCGTCGGCACCACCGGCACGCCCCTCACCTGGGACGTGATCAGCGACGGCGCCGAGTCCATCCGGGCCAGCGGCAAGAACCAAGCTGTCGGCAACATCGTTTGCATCTTGCACCCGGCCCAGTGGCGGCAGGTCAAGGCTGACCTCGCGAGCACCACCGGCTCCCGCGCTGAGCGCCGCGAGTTCGACCAGTTCCAGGCGGCCGTGATGACCGGCTACCAGGGCGCGATCGACAACATCGAGATCTGGACGTGCGACAAGGTCACGGAATCCACCGGTGATTACAGCGGCCTGATGTTCTGCACCGGCGGCGTCGGCATGGCGATCGTCCCTCCGGCCGAGGCCTTCCCCGGTCAGGAGATCGTGCTCGACACCCCGCTCGTTCAGGTGTCCGCCTCCTACGACGCGGCCAACAAGAGCGGCAAGCTCATCGGCGACATGACCATCGGTGTCGCCATCCTCCGGCAGGCCCTCGTCCGCGAAGTCCTCAGCACCGGCAACGCCACCTGATAGTCGAGCCGGCCGCCGCACCTCGCCGCGGCCGGCTCGGGCCACCCGCCCCCAACCTCGGGCCACCCGCCCCAGGAACTGCCCATGTCCCGCCCGACCTTGCTCCCGCGCCGCCTCCCGTCCCAATCCGCCGCCAAGACCTCGCTCCCGTCGCTGCCCGCGTCGCCGGGATGGGTCGCCCTGGCCCACCCCGCCAAGTGGTCGCCGGCCCACGACGGGTCCGGCCGCTGGCACGTCCTGCCCGACCTCATCCGCGTCATGCTCATGCCGGGCGTCGGTGGCGTCGGCCGTGGCCGCGACATCGACGGGCGGGGCACGCCCGACGCCCGCCACGCGATCCACGCGCGGCAGGACGAGGGCTTCATCGAGGTCCCGCAGGGGCCGGTCGAGGCGTGGGGCGAGGTCCGCCCGGACTACTGCCTGCGCTTCCGCGTGTCGTCGGGCCAGTGGAGCCACGCCTGGGCCTGGGAACAGCCCGAGGTCATGGCCGGCAACCGCTCGGTCAAGAAGGTGGACCACGACGCCAAGGTCGCGTTCTTGCAGCGCGTCGCCCGCGAGGTCCTCCGCTTGGCCGCCCCGCCCGACGACGTCCTCGAGCAGATCCGCGCCGACCTGCGCGACCAAGCCCGGACCCTCGCAGTTCAGGCAGCGCGCTGGCCCACCCGCGCCACCCGCCTTGACCGGATCTCCGAGCGGCTGCACAGCCTCGGCTGGGCCGACGGCCTGACCCTGCCCCCGCCCCCCACCGCCCGCGTCGTCATCCCCGACGC